TGTTAGTGCTGGACTTGGTTCTTGGCTAAGAGTACGTAAGGACGAAAGTATTAGTGTGTTAGAAACACCTACTGCGGCCTTGTCTGACATGGAAAGAGCTATTGAGTCTACTGTCTCAGAAATGGCTAAAATGGGCATTAGAATGCTATCCCCTGAACAAGCAGCTTCAGGCGTAGCTTTAGAAATACGTAATGCTTCTCAAACGGCACAACTAGGTACTTTAAATGCTAAAGTATCAAGCACGCTAAAAGAAGTAATTGCTTTCATGATTAATTGGAAGTATAACGCAGAATATTCTGCAATGGATATTGAATTTGAAATGTCTAGTGATTTTGCACCTATGGTTGGTGGAGAAGGCGCTATGAGACTTGTTTCAGAGTGGTATCAATCAGGAATTATTTCTCGTTCTACTTTTATAAATATTGCTAAATATAATGACTTTTTACCTGCAGATTACATGGATACTGAGGCAATCGAAGAAATACAAACCGATCCTCTTGTTCAAACTCCTGCAGATGACGATATAGCAATTGAAGAATAACTCTAACTACTCAATGGAGTACTAGATGAATATTAACGACAAACTTTATGATCGAATTGTTGATCACATGGCTGATGTAAGGCTATATGAAGAGGGCGTTCAAATCCAAAATCGGCGTATTATAAAACGTCACAGAAAAAGATTAAGAGATATATTGCAAAAAAATATTCGCGCAAGTGTTTCTAAAGAAGTTTCTAGATTTGGAACTGAAATGTTGTCTCATAAAAGAAACACTTTAAAAGAGTTTTCCACTTCTCAATTAGATTTTCATAGTGATAATCTAAATAAAGAAGTAAATAAATTTTTTAAAGTTACAAAACCTAAATCAAAAGAACTACTTGCAGAAATAACAGGACCAACCATGAAAGGTGCAAAAGACCTTTCTACTAATATTAAAAATATTTCTGCAGGTGAATTAGTAAGAATACAATCTAAAGTTAAGCTAGGGCTTGCAAACGGAAAACCTCCAAAAGAAATTATCCAAGATGTTTTGAAAACTACAAAACTAACGGAAAATCAAGCGAGAGCTTTAACTAGAACATCTATAACTTCTACTCAAACAGCGGCTTTAAGAAGAGTAGCAGAAGAAAATAAAGAAATAATAAAAGGCTTTATGTTTACTGCGATACTTGACTCTCGAACAAGTCCTATTTGTTCTTATCATAATGGTAAGGTTTATGACATAGATGATAAGAGATTTATTCCACCTTTACATTGGAATTGTCGTAGTTCTTTAGTACCTGTTTTAAAAAACAAAGAAGAAATGAAAAAAGTAGGCACTGAAAATATTACAATTTTTGGTGAATCTCATACAAGAAAAAATGTAGGAGAAGTAGAGAAGCGAATAAAAAAGTTTAATCCTAAGTATGTTTATCATGAGTTTTATGAAGACCCAAAAACTATTTCTTGGGCTAAAAAGAACGGATATATACTTAAAAAAGGAGACTTATCTTACAAAGAGAAAACTGCTCTTTTTAAAAAGTATGATGGTAATACTGATCAATTTCAGCGCGATCGTGAAGTATTTATGTATAAACAAATTAAAAACGCAAACTTGAATGAAAGAAATGCTTTTTTAATGGGCAACGATCATGCTTTTGATAGTAAGTCTTTAATATTTAAAGATAAAACTTTGAAAAAAATAGACTATAGAGGAAAAGTGTTTCCACCTAGAACAAATATAAATAAGAAAAAGTTAGAAACTTTTCCTGAAAGTTTTTTAAACGGGCTTTCTCCTATAATACAATCTTTTACAGAATGGTTAAGAAAACAAGATTTTTCTATTATGATTAAAATGCTTGGTAGTGAAGATAGAGCTAAGCTATTTAAAGGAGGGGCGCTAGAGGCGCGTGAATTTGTTACTCCAAAAGGAACTGCTTTAAGCATTCAAGCTTTAAGAAGGAGAGCAGCTGAAGCTACTGCTATTTATAAACCTAAACAAAAAATCAGAGAAAAAGATATAAGGGTTGAAGCTTCAACACCGTCAAGCTTAATAAGAAATCCAAAGCACAAAGATGATTTAAGACAATTATTTCTTTTAGATTCAGATGATTTTGGAAAAACTTTTTCTTTAACTGACTTTAAAGGTACAAGTTTAGTTGGTAAACAAGCTTCTCGCCGAAGAGTAGGAAATGAATTTGACGAAAGAAATTTTAGTGCAGATCCTTTAACTGGAGAAATAAAAAATAATAACTTATATGATCCTGATTTTAATCTTTATCAAGAACGTATTGATTTTATGAGAGCTTCAAAACTCATTAGCTCTGATCAAAAAGATTTTATTGAATCGGTAGCTTCGGCTTTAGACGATAAAGTCTCTTTAAATCAACAAACAGTTATTATAGAAAACCTTAGAGTTGTTTTTGAGCGCTTTGCAAAAGATAAAAAGCCTTGGGGAGATTTTGCTTCCGTTGTAAGGGCAGAAAACAGATTTTCTGTACAAAACGTTTCTAGACTACTCGATACTCGATCTAGAAAAAAATCTGAAATGTTTGTTAGTTATTTATCAAAGGATACGCCTCAAGTTCAAATTATGGGTAAGTATTATAATTTTTCTGATTTAGTTGATAACCAGTTAAAAGACCAAAGGTATATTGATGCATGGCGTAGAAAAGAAGGTAAAAAACTAGCTACTAAATTGTTTTTTACTGGCAGAGCGCCAATGAGAGTTTATTTTAGAAAATTTGTAGACAAATATCCTACAAAAGATAAGATAATAGAAAAACTAAAAAAAGATCCTAGTTTTAAAAAAGCCTATAATCTATATAAAAAAGTTTTTGAAAGAGAACCGAGTGACTCTTGGATAACAAAGGCATATTCTAAAAAAAGAGAAATTATTAGATCAATTTTAGATTTTGAATTTTTAATTGCTAGTAAAAAACCTACAACTAAATTGTTTGATGAAAAGGCATTAGATAGCATAACAAAGATAACTAAGCTTATTTCATCAGGTCAATCTACTGATTATGACACTTTAGCAATTAATATAGGAAAATCTTTTTCTGAAGATTTTAATAATATAATTCCTTTTACAAAGCATAGTTTAAAAGACTTTCATAAAGAGGGTTCAAAAATACTTGAAACTATGAAAAGCCAAGGTTTAATTAAAGTACAATTTAGAGGAAAAACAAGACGAGGTGTTATCGATTTAGACACGGGTCGCGCATCAGGGGGATGGGCAGATAGCATTTCTAGGGAAGTTATTGTTGTAGATAAAAATTTAATTAAACTACAAGAAGCGGAAAGAAGGGTTACTATTGCAAGAAGGCTTGGAACTATTTATGAAAGAGACAGGCTTTATGTAAAAGCTAATCAAAAAACTTATATAGATGCTAGAGGCAATGATACTGGTTTACCTATTATTTCAAGAGATAAATTTCCTGATTATGATGAAAAACAAATTGATCGAGAAATGGCTCAGATGATGAACCATGTAATGAATGTTGAATATGGAGTTGATAATGAATTTTTTGGTTTTATGGACGATATTGCTAGGTTCAGAGACCCTAGGGGTAATTCCAAATACTATGACAGCATTAACGAATTTAGACACGAAATACTTAACCGTGGAGAGCAAGGTTATGGACTCATGGCAACAGCTAAGTTCCATGCTCAACGAGGCAGGAACTTCAGGACAACTGCCTTTGTGGACTCAAGGGGTCGAGTTTACCATCGAGGATACTTAACTCCTACAGGCGGTGAAGTTGCAAGGCCTTTTCTTAATTCAGGTAAAGCAGTTAACATGACAACAGAGGCTTTAGATGAACTTCAAATTCAACTAGGCGCATTAATTGGACCTGGAACTGAAGCACTTAGCCAAGCAGGTCGTAGAGCTATTTTTAATAGAAATAAAAATAAAATAGTTGAACTTGGTGAAATTATTATGTCTCAAACTCAAAGGGACAGAAGGTTAAGGGAATTTCTTGAACACCCTCTTATTAGAGGGCTTGAAGGTCCAGAGGTTCCTAAAATGGCTAGAATGGCTCTTGAGTATGCTCGTATTGAGAATCACATAAGATCAGGTAATCCTTTAGAAAGTTATAAAACAAAACTTATGATTGAAAATGACGCTAGTTCCTCTGGTGCTCAAATTATTGGGTTGTCTACAGGTGATAGAGCTGTTTCCGAAGCATCTAATGTTTTAGCTACTACTCAAAAAAATCGTTTGTATGACTTAGTTGCTATGGATACTGTCAATGATCCTGAATTTTTAAAAATACCTGCTTTAAGAGACGCAAACCTTACATGGGAAGATTTAGCCAAAGCTGCAAAATCTCAAAATATGGTTTCATTTTATGGCGCAGGAGCTGCTACTAAAACAGCTAACGTTGCAGGACAATTTTCTAAAGTTCTTGATAATATGGGTTTTTTAACAATTACTAAAGACAACTTAAGTTCTAATTTAAGAATTATTGATGGCAAAATTAAAGTTGCTGATCGAGTTGGAGCTACAGGTTTAGTAGAAGAATTAAAAGGTTTTAGAAGTGAGCTAGTAGAATTAATTAATAAAAACGAACCTGTTGGTCGTACTTTATTAAAACAAGCACAAGACATTCATCCTGATGTTGGTGATTTTGTTAGCAAACTTACTAATGCCCGTAGAGGCATTATTGGGCCAAAAGAATTTTCAGAAATTTCTAGGATTATGTCTAAAAATCTTGCTGAAAGAGCGCCTGTTACTGATAGCTTTATTAATTATTGGAAACAAGTTGCAAAATCTTATGTAGAAGAAACTAAAAAGGTTGATATACCTTGGGTTACTTTTGACGGAAAAATAATGACACAAAGATATCGGCCTAAAATTCAAGAACGAATTGAGTTTAGAGATCCGATTACAAACAGGAAAATATCTAACATATACGAGTCTAGCGCGGAAGATGGAAAACTTTTAGGAAAAGGTTCTTTAAACGATGCTAGGATTG